TGAACGTTGACTGATTGCTTGACAACGTCAAGCCGTTAAGTATATTAGGACTTGGCTTAGCCTTAGAGGTTTTCGTAAGAAAGCTGATCTTTCGGTTGTGGAGGTTCTGCGGACCAAACCGAGGCTCTTACCGGTAAAGTGCCAAACAATAAAACCGGGCCAACTTATTGCGGATATGAAGAAATGGCGTCTTGCCTGGCTCATAACCAGGATATCGCCCTGTTCGAATCAGGGATTCGCTAATTGCTTAACTGAATGTAGTGAAAGTTAACTAATTCTAATTTAGTGGGCCCAGTCAGAGCTGCTCCTTCTCTGGCTGGGTCGTTTTTATTTAATCGGTTAACGGAACGCAGTGAACGTTGACTGATTGCTGGCCTTGCCAGCTCTTATGCTTTGTCCAGCCACTGGTTCCGAACCTCGGTTCGTGATACGATCAGGGCATGGACGAACTTTATTTAGAAATTGACATGCCGCCTGTACCTACTCCTGAACCGGAGAGTGAGGAACAGGAGGATGAATGTGAATTTCAGGTAAAGGATTATTTGGCAGAGTGGAGGAACATTGTCTACATTTGATAGGGTATCTGCCAAACATAGAAAACAGATCTGGAGTAGTCCAGATATTGTTCAGTTCTTCCCCAACGGTCCGACTGTTAAGACATTGTTCGGCCAAGTTGACATTTTATGTATGAAAGATCCGCCTGTCAGACATTTTATTTTGACTGTCACGGACTCCGATATTTCTAAATATCAGTATGGTGTGATTAACGGGCAGAAAAAGTTGTTAATCCAATCTACACAAACGGTGGATGGTGTAAATATGACAGTGGGAGTGTTGGAATGAGTACTGCTGATTACGAAAAGATTTATCGTAATGCCCTCACCCGGACAGCCAAGTACGGTAGAGCGATCACGCTTGTTCAGCTAGACGCGACTCCTACTGACAGCAACCAGCCCTGGAAAGGCAACACAAACGTTCGTGGTGAGCCCCTTGCGACATTGACTGTGAATGGTGTGTTCGTTGAACCTGAGTCACTAGAACGGCTAGGCAAGCAGCGGCAAAGTAACGATTTCGTCAAGAGTGCCGAGCAGGTAATTATCATTGCCTACGATGGACCGCTTGGACAGTACGATGAAGTTATTGATTCTGACGCATCGCGTTGGACTGTGCACAACGTTCAGGAGCTTGGGCCGGGCGACAAAATCCTGTTACATTACCTGCGTGTACAGAGGAGAGGTCGCGTCACACCGGTGCGTGGTGCGCTTTTATAGTAATGAATTCATATAGTTAGCTTATGATAGAAACAACTAAACCTTGCTGGTTATATACAATCACTCATATTGATTCTGGCAACCAATATGTAGGAATTACTGTAGATCCTCACAGGCGGTGGAAAGATCATAAACAGCACTACAAGTATGAAAAAACAAGATTCTATAACGCCATGAGAAAGCATGGAGTAGACCGATTTTTATTTGAAGTAGTGGAGAAAATGACTTCTGTGGAAGAAGCTAAGATGAGGGAGATTTTTCTGATTTCAGAAAAGGAACCTGAATACAATTCTACTAAAGGAGGAGATGGGATGTGGAATCCTCCTGCAGATGTTCGTAAAAAGATGTCTGATAGTATGAAAAATTCTCCAAAAGCCAGAGCACACCTAGCAACACTCTGGGACAAGCGGCGAGCCAACATGTCTGCTGACGAACTTAGTCAATTTTGTTCACAGGTTCAAGCTAATATGACTCCTGAACAAAAAGCTCAGAAGAGCCGTAAGTTGAGTGAGGCCCAAGCAGCCAGAACTCCAGAAAAAGAAGCCGAGAGGCAGCGAAAAAGAGCCGAAACAGTTGCAAATTGGACTCCGGAACAAAAAGCGGCATATAGTGCTAAGTTAGTAAAGGCCCAAGCAGACAGAATTCTCTCTGAGGAATCACGTAAAAGAATGATTGAAGGCTCAATTAAGGGCGGACAAGCTACTGCTGATAAATACGGACATAAACAGGCCTCAAGCCAAGGTAGACCCCAAAATAATATAAGTAACGATGTGGATAAAACACATGAAGATCGATTTGAAGCCTTGCAGGCTCTAGTGTATTGTGTTAAGTGAGAATAGTCCGCTCCACCATGAAACTAATTAAACAAAATTAATATAGAAAGCATCTGCGGTTACGAAAGTTAGATGCAATTAACCCGGTGGAGCGGATGAAGCAATGTCCCAGACAGCACAAGAATCAGTAGACGAAATCCTAGAACGATTTAATTCCGTCTGGGAGGACACAGGTCACCCTGTTGTATGGCAAGACGTTCCTATCTCTGCGGATTTGCAGAAAATGATTGACGGTGCTGATGGAGTAGAACTTACGCCTTATGCTCGAGTTACTGTACGAAGTAATAGACGTAGGCAAACTACTGTTGGTAATACGGGTGCCCGTAAGTTTGAAGGCAACGGGGTTTTGTTCGTTGAGATCTTCACACCTACGGGCGATGGTTTAGTAACTACTCGCGCACTGGCGGAATTAGTTAGGGATGCCTATGAAACTCCCAACATAAGTAGTTACCGTACATGGTACGGAGAAGTTAGAACGCAAGAAAATGGATCGGAAGGCCTGTGGTCAAGAATTACTGTTACAGTAGAGTGGAATTACGAACAAATTAAATAATTTCTTCCCTGCATAGACCATACCAGCTCTATTGTCCCGGCTGCCCGACTGTGCTATCCTGCGTAAGTTATACACCCAAACTTACCCTTGAGGACACAGAATTTAAATGGCAGCCGTATCAAAAATTGACAGTAATCAGACTGAGACTAGGTTCAGTGAAGAGACTAGTTTTGGTACAGCAAATGGTTCAGCAGTTTGGCACTTGCTAGAAGTCAACAGTTTCTCAGATGCCCGCGGCCAATTCGCAAAGGTCGCGCGGAACCCAATTGCTTCTGATCGGCAACGTAAGAAAGGCGTTACTGTTGATCTAGACGTATCTTGTGGATTCCAATCAGATTTTACGCAATATAATCTTGCTACGCTTTTGCAGGGTTTAACTTACTCAGATTTTAGGTCGAAAACGGAATTCGGCGGCGCAGGTCAGTTAGTATCCGTGAATAGTAGCAATGGCTTCACAGCTGCAAGCGGTTTAGACGTATTCGCCGTAGGAGATCTAGTTGTTCTACGCGGTGGCACAAAGACAGCTGGTAACAGCAATCGTATCTTTAGGGTTACTGCACTAACTGGCGATACAGTCGTTACGGTTGCTCAAACACTCGTTGCAGAGACTTTACCTGCCGGGGCGACCCTCGTCAAGGTCGGCGTACGGACAGGCGCAGGAGACCTTGATATTTATGCGTCTGGTGCATTCCCCGTAATGACTTCCACTACCCTAAACTTCTCTACACTTGGTCTTATTCCGGGAGAGTTTATCTGGATCGGTGGTGACGATGCGCTAACATTCTTCCCTACAAACCCTACTAACAACTGCTTGGCCCGCGTTCGTAGCGTAAGTGCCAACTCTATTACTTTAGATAAAGCATCTAAGGGTGCCATGGTTACAGAATCACAGGCCGGCAGTACCGTGGAAATTTATGTGGCCCGCGTTTTGAAGAATGAGCAAATCGCTGATCAAGTTCGTCGGACCTATCAGATTGAACGTCAGCTAGGCGTTCCTGACGATGCCGAGCCAACTGAGATCCAAAGTGAGTACTTCAGCGGGTGTGTGTTTAACGAGGCAGTGCTTAATCTGGATACCGCCTCGAAAATCACAATGGACTGTAAGTTCATTGGAGCCGATCAAGAACTCTTTACAGGCGCCGAAGGTCTAAAAGCAGGCACACGTCCTGCGATTGAGAACGCTGACGCTCAGAACACCAGCAATGACTTGAAGCGTGTTCGGCTTGCAAAGGTAGTTGCTGGCAACGAAGCTCCAAGCCCTCTCTTTGCCTTCTTTCCATCAGCCACAATCACAATCAATAACGGTAATGAACCTCTCAAAGCTCTTACTACTCTAGGTGCTTTTGATATGAGTGCTGCCGACTTCGTTGTTACTGTTTCTCTTCAAGGTTATTTCTCAAGCA